CCGTGCTGCACAAGATAGCGGATTCGTACCATCAACTAACTAGGATACCATTCGGAACCTCAGACTCATTCACCTACGACTTGATGAAGTACAGGGAGAGCACTGCCAACTGCACCTTCCGAGACCCCTCCACGTTCTTCGATACGCCTGATGGCACTAGGGTCATACCCGCATTCCTTTGTCTCAAAGGCATACGCAGTTCCTCTCTCGACCTCACTGCTCATGACGAGAGCAGGCTACAACACATACCGCAATGGAAGGACATGGACTTCGTGAGGAGGCTTACCGTGGACCTAGGCGAGGTATCTCTGAAGGACGGTGTGACCAACACTCTAGCAGGGGCAGAGGAAGTGGTCAGGCTCATCAACCAACACGCTGCTTTGACGGCACAGACGGAAGGCGGCTCTGCACATAACCCATCTCCGTTTTGGGACAAGGACAACGGGGACAAGGGCACGCACATGGGGTACATCCGTGCTCACATAGGGAGAGAGGTCGAGGACCACAACGGGGATATCGGTTACACAGTCGTGATACACAGCACCGTACCCGGTGCCTCTGGAAGGAACTTCTGCGTATGGTTGGATAACAGCAAGGGACAGAGCGTCTACCAACCACAGTTCCTCGTAGGCCATGGTGGGAGATGGAGGAACTTTTGGGCACTACCAGAGGAGAAGGAGGGGGAGAACATGCACCCTGCTCCCATGCCCCTCAACAAGCACGGAAGACCCTTCGCACCAATCACCACCTTGCAGCAGTACGTCACTACCACGGAGAGCGGGGAGGAAATCGGCAGCGTGATAGAGTTTGAGGATGACAGCGTACTCAGGGCAGTATCCGATTCCATAAGCGGTAAGGGACACAACAGCACTAGCACCGAGTCATTGGATGTGAAGGGTTCATCCTCCTCCTTAGTCAGGGGATTGAGGACAGGTACGAGCAGCATCGCTAGGGTGAACTTCGGAGGATTGGTCGCTAGTGGTGTCCCCGGATGGGCACCGAACGCAGGCAAATGGGGTTTCGGCAAACCCAACGACAAGCACTACAAGAATCGATACGGGTCCACTACCGCCTCGTCCTACTCCTCATACGTACCCATCACAGACAGATTACCCGATAACATCGGCAATGCGCCCGTATACGGATTCAGGCTCAAGGACAATATGGGAAGGGAATCGGGAATACGCTTGGTCTACAAGAAGTCAGGTGACCCATTCGCCAACGAGAACACAGTACTACCAGATACGATAGAGGAGGAGGTGTGCATTTTCTTCGATGACAGGAACGTGACGGAAGGGGGCTTCACCATGGGGAGTAGGATGCACGGTAGTGGCGAGGCCACAGGGAGAAGCAGTCTCTCAGGCTCAAGCGATGCCACTTGGTATGGGAACAGATGGAGGGGAGTACCAGCACCCGACAGCCTCAGTTACTTCGGCGTCACTTGGACTGCTACGAACAAGGTCGCAGCAATAGCATTCAGCACATCACCATTCGGTGCCGAATTCACGCATGATGACAAGTTGGGTTACTTCGGATTCCCTAGGGAGAATGGGGTATTCCAAGTCAGTACCCACTCAGGCGTAGCAGGCACTGTGCATACGTATACCCATAGGTCAGGTGACGAGTTCTTCGGTGTGAGTCCAAGCATAGCAACGGCTAGTTACTACGTCACTCCTGTGTTGAATTGGACCACACTCGTGACGGATGAGTTGATTGCCGCTGCCACTGCTGCTGCAATCAATGCCGGGGATGAGATAAATCGTGATGGTCACGTGTTCGATTGCAGGGACATGTATGCCTCAGATGGCAGGACCTTCGGAGAGTGGGGCATCAGTGAGAGCGCCATCATCATCAAAGCCTACAGCGACAAGTCACCAGTCACTCCGCTATCGCAGAGGTTCAATGCTTCTGTGCATGCAGACCAAGGCATCAAGGCCGCGCATCTTGAGTTCGGGGAACTGGAGAAGACGGTAAGGCCCACTGGAGCCTCTGATTGGGGCTTCGGTACATCGAGAGCCACTACCGACCCTCTGATAGACAGTGGTAGGACGATAGACTGCGGGTACATCCCATTTACGTTACTGCAAATAAGGAGCCTGTCCAAGGGACCGAATGGCAATACCGCTACCCCTGTATTCGTGGACTCTCAGAACAATCCAGTTAGTACGAGCACATGGAGGGAGAATCTCAAGGGACTCAGATTCACTAGGTCCTCTGGAGACCATATCCTACCGAAGATTGACAATCCTCACATTATCTACGATGAGAGTGATACATCTGCCTCACAATGGGATGCGAATAATCTCCATACAACTGGGGATGGGTATTCCTTGATGGTCGCTGATGACCAGCAGACTCATTCAGTTGGTGAGAGGAAGAAATTGTATTTCAAGAACAACATGTATGCCACTGGATATCTTACTTCTACTTTCAGATTCTTTTGGGAGCAGGACACACAGAGCGTGGATTGGCCTGATGGTGACAACAGCAACAGAGGCATCATAGTCGATAGCATACTCTCCTTGTATGGTGACACCAGCAATACGAGGCAATTCGATGGATTGCGGTCCATAGGCAGCGTATTCTCAGAGCCGATAGTGTACTTCCGTGGGGGCAAGAGCAGCAAGGACCACAGCGTGCCCCTCTTCTTCGGTGGTGGTTTCAGTGGAGTGACGCTAGACGTCAATGACGGGACCAACAACGACTACTCCACGTTCTACACGCATCCCTATGCCAATGGCCCGACGGGTGTGGCTGGATTGCAGAATGCAAATGAGATTTCCACCAGCCATGCGGTGTTGGACTGCAATGCCATGTTCGCATTCTTCCCCGGTGCACCCCTATGCAACCAGCATCGTGGAAGCATCACCCCACCAGCATTCAACAAGCAGAACATGCTGTCTCCCGACCTAGCGAGAGGAGGAGCCAATGTGGGTACCACCAGCAGCCCCGCATACACCACTGGTGAGGTGCAGGCAAAGCCAGTACCTCTGGTCCTGAGGTTCCCTCACCCCACTGCGCGTTACGAGGATGCGACGGATGGGGTCGATGTGGATAGCAAGACGACATACCTCGTATTCGGACCGGGGCAGGCATTCCCATTCACTAGGGAGGTCGCTGATGCTAGTGGTACTGCGAATCAGAAGGAGCCGCATCCGGGTCGTATCGTCACTAGCGGCAATACATGGTCCAGCGTGCCATTGGACGAGTCACTGAGCAGCGATAGGCAACTGTTCCCCAACTCCATAGCCAATGAGAAGGGTAACTTCCTACCACCCACACAGGCGTATTACGCCGCTACCGCAGGGTGGCACTGGCGTGCCGTGGTGAACTGGGAGACGCCTGCCGGGTACTCGTGGAAGGGCAAATTCGCGCAGAGGCCGGAGCATGGCAGGCACTACGGGCAGCAGTTCAACGATGACACGCCATACGACATCTCAGGGACTGCTCAGATAGGAATAGACCTCACTCACATCCATCCCAAGATGTACACGCCCACAATCGGCTTCGGCATCGCTATGGCCGCTGATACGGTATGGCATATGGACGGGGGGTTCCATCCGGGTGGTCATTGGATGGACAACCAAATCACGTTCAATCCCCGACAGCCAGCGAAGAACTTCCGTGTCCTATCCAGTGTTTGGGAGAGGGCCAATCAGATTCACCCAACTGCATTCAGGACTGCTGGTGTCCTGACTGGTAGGATACTCGACTACATCGGCACCACAGAGACAGTCCAGACCACTGACGGCAAGAATGACTACGTGGTCGTTGATGCCACGCGTTGTCAGAACGGGGAGGAACTCGCTACCATCCTCGGAGCGGCCATCAACGCATTCCCCGGTGCTGGTGCGCTCAAGTCCCTAGGAGGCACGCACATGCCCTCGATGGGTAACTCGATGAGGCAAGACAGATACGGATGGATAGGCCTAGGCTCCTCATGCACGTATACTGATAACAATGGTGAAGGCAACTTCGTCGAAACCGCCGCCTCGTCGGGGCAAGTGACCAAGGAGCAGATACCGGCGTCTGGTTGGATTAGGCTACACGCGGGGAACGAGACCAGATTCGCTTGCTACCATTCAAGGGAGATACTCGCAGATAGCAGCAACTGGAAGATTAGGTTCTTCCTAGCCCCCAACAGGATTTACGGTCAAAGCAAGTTGGAGGCCTACAACAGTTGGGAGACGATGAAAGAGACTGCTACCGCATACGACCCTAGCATAAGCAGTTCATACACCTTGTTCGTATGGGGCAAGGCAGGCACGATTCGCTTCAACAACGAGGATGTCAGTTCACGCGACCACATGGCCCAAGTCCACTTCTCAGGCATAGCAGATGCCGTGGATAGAACGAGGCCGACAGGCGTGATAGGATGGCATGGGGAGAGGTACTCCTACCTGAATACGCTCAAGATGGACAAGAACACGAGTAGCACTGGGTATGCTGCTGGACTAGGAGCATACCACCCCATGCTCGGATTCAACCCATACGGTACTGCTGGTAGCGTAATGGGAGCATACAGCAACGTGCCCGTAGTGGCACCGATGAGGGGTAGTCCTGAGAGCACGTCCACCATCGACGGCGTGGGCGATGCCCTAGGGACCCTGCTCGTCAAATCCAACTTCTACAGCAAGTACCATCTGCAAACCGCCAGTGGTGCAGGCTGGGACTCGACGCTCGACACCGATGCAGGGACTGGGGGCAATCAAGGATACAGGTTCACGGACACAGATGCCGCAGGTAACGACAACCAATGGACAGACCCCAGTAACTACCTGAGTACCGAACTACCACAGGAACTGATGCTGCCTCAGGGGTTGTACACGAACGCATTCCTAGTCGTGTCCTACGAGTGCGAGACTAGCATGATTGCCAAGCGAGACAGAGACCTCATCAAGTGCAACGGTGACTGGTTGTGTGTCAAGAGCGCCACAAGCAATCCCATTCAATCTGCTGGCACGACTCATTGGGACGAGCGATTCCACGGACAAGACCGATTCATAGCACCAGCCAACGCAGGTCCAAACGTAGAGGCGCTAATCGTAGATGGTACGACGGCGCTTATCGGTGACCCCACGTCTGCGAACTGGGCCAGCACCACATTCAATGGCTCATATGGATTATTACATGGTGCGGTCTCTGATGACATCAATATCAAGAACGCCACACCGGGACTCAATAAGACCGGGGACCTGCTATTCGACCTAGACCACTCAGTAGGCTCGGTGCTGCTTGAGAGTGGTGATGCGGAGCGCAATACATCTGCGGATAAGCAGACTGTCGCTCACACCACTAATTGGCCTGCTACCTATTGGATGGGAGACGTCAATGGGTATCAGATGTACAAGGACTCGGCAGTGCACAACTTCTCCGTCGAGAACGTGGTATGGAAGAGGATGGACGGAGGCAACCTCAGCCTACCAGCAGTCAATGCGAGGGGCTTGGGGGCCGTGCCATGGATGACACGAGTAGACAACAACATCGCTTATACCATGGGTGAGAAGTTATTCGGCAATGTGAGATTCTCCTTTGAGACCACCAACAGCGCCATGATGCCAATCATGCAGGCACAGGAACTCTCTCATCCAGAACTGATGAGGAAACACCCATACGGTGTGCAGAACGTCCTAACGATACCAAATGAGGAGGTACAGTTCCAGAGCATCAATGTCAGGGACGACACAGGACAACTCCACAAGATAGAGGGTGGTAGTCCACTTGGTACGATAATACGAGGATTCAGGATACCTGAGAACAGAGGCGTGAAGGGCAATGCGCCTGCACTAGCCAATAGCGGCAATACCCCCAACCTCAAGGTGCAACTTCCCAACCCGGACTCCATACCCGGTAACATCGTGGTGCGCTCCGGGTTCGACCCTATACAGGCCTACCAGAGCGAGAGCATGGGGTCAGGGGGGATGCACCACGCAGACCTCAACCAGACCCACACCGGCCATCTTTTCGACAACAGCGTGGCAGGTCCTAGGATGGCTCCTACGTACGAGGACCACAACTGGGAGAGAGTTGACCCAGTCACCTATGATTCGGAACTAGGCAGTTGGTTGCATAACGAACCACTGCAAACGTCCTACGAACTACACGACAGGACTCTATTCTTCCATGTGTGCAAGATGGGACACAGCCACACGCATCGCTATCCCACTGTCTACTCGCATACGCTCAATGTCGAGACTGACGATGTCTCGGTAAATGCTTGGGATGCCGCTACGAGCATCCTAACAGTGGATGGGACTCTCAATACACGCGTATTCGATGCCGGGTTCGGGACCGAGGAGAGACTAGGAGGGAGGAAGTTCCTGCGTGTGTACAACCCAACCACCGATGAGGGCGTGGTATGTAGTTACGAGGACGAGAGTGACAGCACGATACCAGTCGTGGGGGATGTGGACTTCACCGCATTCATGGCTGCACAGACAGTCACAGACCTCAAGGTAGTACCATCGTATTACGTGCCGGGTGGTAGTACTCGGTTCTTCGCAGCAAGGAGGCTGCGCGACCACGCCGAGGTCAGCGGCAACTCTCCTGACATGGCTCATACACGGTACTTCGCTGGTGATAGCGTGGCATACAACGCATACAGCAAGCCCAAGATGACACCCATGCCCTACCCTAGAATGGGACATCACTACGTCACACCGACTATGCCGATGATGCCGGGGCACTGGGCGCACCCTGCATATCAGAGCCTGTACAAGCGCCATCTAGCGGACTACCATGCTGAACTCAAGACCATGGATTCGACATTCATGACCGACTTCACCGACTCCAATAACAAGAAGGCCGACATCACTGGATTGAACCAGAACATCAAGGCATTGGATGCAGAGGTGAATTTCAGTGGTGTAAACGCCGCCCCAAGTGGTCCCAGCGACATACATGGGGGTGCGTTTACGCTTATGTTTGAAACCACCGTCAAATATGATGGTTATGGTATACTCGCCTCCAGTGGCTCTAACGCAGGGGACATAAACGAATTAGGAGGTCATAGCATCGTCCTTGAAGCGGCTGCTAACTACACCCTCTCCCGTCATTTCCCCGACCCAGTGGAAGTCGGAGCCTATCAGATAGTCATACAACCGAATCTATTCAGCAATCAGTTGATTGGTAGTCATGAGAATGCTACTACGCAATTGACCAGCCAACAGGTGAATACAGTCATAGCGATAGTCGAGGATGACAATTCTAACAAGAAGGGTAGTTTGACGCTTGTCTTGGAGAGGGAAGTAGGAGCAGATGTGAGGGGATGCGAGGTATTCATCAACGAGATGATGCTAGATATCAATCCAGACCATGGTAGCCAGTTCACCAATATACCCCCATTGATGACTTACAACCCCCTAGGGGTGCAATTGAACGAGACACCCTCGTTCACCAGAAGGGGCTTCCCGTATTCCACCATGTTCAGTGATGCGACACCCGGATATACCCTGAATATACCTTGGTGGAGTATTCTGCATAAGGAAGCACCAGATGATAATACTGGAGTATTTACCAAACTAATGCATTATGCACCTGAGAATTACTACCAACTATGTAGAAATGGCTTTGGGAGTATAGGAAAGCAATTGACAATTAATGGATATCCCTCGATATACATTGACATATACTCAAAAACTAATCAGACAATTAGTCTAATACCCAAAACTACAGTTTCCAGTTTCAATGCAGGTGTCGGAACCATCCAAGTAGCAGATGGAAACCTCTTCCCGATGTATCCCTACTTCTCTCCTGTGGTAGAATACACCGCAAAGAACGGTCAGAAGTATCGTAAGGCGTTCCTCTACAGAAGCGGACACTACTTCGACGTAAACAAAGCACATTCCCTAGTGCTGGATAGTGACGATGCAGATAAGTTCTGGACTAATCTATACAATGGCGCAGTACTGCGTTTATCGGATTCCTATAACTCCCTGCCTATCGGCAAGTTGCTGAAAGACAAGCAAAGGAGCATCTTCGCTAACATATTACCTCAGATAATAGATGGTAATCAAGATACGAATAGCAAATACGTACCCGATGCCTTCCTGTGTATGTGGCATCCTAATTTGGGTAGACCGAATACGTACTTCTCGGATAGCAGAACTTCATTCGGTGCTAATGCAATTGACAAAGCAGGATATAATCATCTACCTGAGCATTTTGAAACTATACATTATCACGATTTCTCATATGCAATTAGTACTGGGCCTTTCGACTTCCTAATTCAAACCCCAAGCATAGTGAATAACAAGGATGGAAATATATCTGGTGGAGATTCCAATCATGATGCCGGAGGTACTAATGTCATGCTCAGTGGCTTTTGGCCGTGTGGTAGCCGTGGAGGGCCTCAGGCAAGCGATTTGGCGTATTATGGATATGCAAGCGCATCTTGGAATATACATCCAACTGCAAAAACCGCTAACTTCTCCTCCGCTCTACAACACGAATGGAAGGATGTGGGCGACGATGGCTCCTTCGACATCGGCAATGGAATCACCTCTTCTTCCGCAGCAGCAACCAAGAGAAGGGCGTATGGCTACCGTTTCGGGGTACTGCAAGCCAGTAACAGACCGCGATACGGTACCCTGCCTGCTAGGATGGTCTATGAGAACACCGCTAACTTTGAGGGTCTGAACACGACTGACGCCTCTAGCGGCCCACTGGTGCAGATGGAGACGCAGGATTGGGACTGGGCAGGCAATGGGTCTAGTAGTAGCACGTTCCCAGTTACTTACGTCGGTATTATGGAGCGACTGACCGACTTCACAGGGATGCTCGGGCACGACAAGGCAGAGAACCAAGTGAGGCATAGTGATGGTCGGAGGATGACGAGGCCATTCGGTGCCCCGTTACGCACGCTCAGGAACCCCTCACAGGTCCAACGCGACTGGTGGGGGGATGACGTATGCAAGGGCATTACGAGCCTCTCTACGGCCTCGCAGTACTATCTGGTGGATTGGTGGGGCAATGAGCGTGGAGAGGACGTAAGGCGTGCTCCAGTGCGTGGATTCGGTATCAGACCAGCATGGGACTGTGGTGATGCCTACGAGTACGACAGGAGGAACAGCAGAAGCCCATATGACAGGATATGGAACAACGCCAAGCCCATATTCAACATGAAGGGAGTCACTAACCTATCCAATGGAGCAGTATCCGTCACCACGACCGTGCCTAGATACGGAGGTACGGATAACGATATCAACCTGCATGCGAGCAATCAGAACTACGACCTAGTGGACGTATTCGCCCCTACGCACTCACTGAGAATAGGAGACATGGGTGGTGGTAGAGGAGTGAGGTACCCAACTGCATTCAACGAGGATGTCCTCACAGCGCTCTCCGTCCCCATTCACAAGACAGGCGTGGTACTCAGCCACAACACAGCAGAGCCACTCTTCGGAAACGGTCTACTGCGACCACGCGATGATGTACTGCAAGCAGACGAGGTGAAGCGCGGCATAAGCGCTAAACTAGACATCGCTGATGATGGGCTGCTGACTAGGGATGCAATCGTCAGTGACAAGGTGGAGACCGTATCTGGTGATTCGCCGCACAAGACCGCCATCTCACGTGCAAGTCCTAGGATAGGCATAGATGCCGAGACTGTAGAGGGATTGGAGCAGAACCACGTAGTCATCAACACAGAGGCACACAGCCTCCATACCGACAGGAACGTGGGTCAGAGGATAACGCTCCTAGGCGGCAGCAATCTACTTGCTGGGACATCCGTCCTAGGACATGCTGACTACACCAACGTGTCCTTCGCAAGGCAGGGTGGGGGGTCCCCATTATCCAATGTGCAGAAGTATTCGCATACCAATCCATTCAGACCGTATGGTGGCTCATATGTCCTAGAGTCGGAGAACTACAGAGGGTTCTTCGATGACACAGGATGGGGCGTGAACAACCTCACTGGCTCGACGGACACCACTAACCCCTACCAAGACACCACGTGGAAGACCACCAACGTGAGGAACAACGAGCAGGACTCCACCGTCAGGTTCCTCGTCAGACCGATACGCGTGCTAGACAAGAACCATGTCGAGATTTATCGCTCGCACGATGCACTGGCGACAAGTACACCACAATACGACCAGAACCACCTGAGAGCAAGTGCAGGAGGCAAGTACGGGGTATTCGTCTACGAAGTCGCTAATGGTAGAGTGCCTGCTGATAACACTCCCGGCTCCCGTAGCCTACCAGATGGCAACGGACCATACATCCCCATATTCAGTGCATGGGACTCAGCCCATCAGGTACCGGGTAGCAAGGGGCCGAAGATACCCGGTACAGAGGCATCGGACTTTGACAAGACCAGCCTTGCGTCTACCGTATCGACCCTAGTGATATCCGAGAACACGTTGCAGCACCACAAGTCGGATGCGCCTAGGAGAAGGCAAGAGGGGGATACCGATGACGACTTGAAGAAGCCGGACTACTCCATCAAAGCGAGGTTCAGCCAATCATTGCATAACAAGGGCCACAAGGGAGATGTGGCCTACGGAGTGTCAGACCACAGCGGAGATGGTAGTTGATGAGGATAGCACACAGAGAGGGGAGATTCGATGCCTCGCTAACCACAGTGGCTACTGATGTGAGGAAACCCGTATTCGTCGATAACGCAGTTCATTACGCGAAGATAGACAGTAGGAGTGACGGGAAGAACAGAATCACGATAGAGGCTAGGAATGCGGAGAACTACGACATAGCCACGGAGAAGGCGTATAGCATGGTGGAATCTGAGTCAGCAGTGACCCTCTCGCACAAGGAGACTGATGGTCATTCCCTGAAATCGTCGATATGGACGAGTAAGGGGGAGAACACGACCATCCCATTACTATACAGCGAACTAGACCCCAGTAAGAGACTCAGGGGGGATACGAGCACCGTCACAAACACAGGAGTCACAGTGGAACTGAGGAACTTGAAGGGGAAGTCACTCACCGATATCGGCTTTGATGACGATGCAGTGCACTTCGGGCAATTGCTAGATGTCGGTTTCAGGACATCCGACCTAGTGGTGAAAATCGCTAATGATGCCACTGGTAGCCTGACGGCAGTGTCCATCGGTGACTCCATGACCAATCCCAACAGCAGTTATCGGAGGAAGCATACCAACTCGTTCTTAGCAACTGATTTCAACAATGTGAATCTAATCACAGCAATGCGATATATATCACGACATGACAATGGGATACCGATGTACAATCGCTTCGGTGTATTGATGTACGTACCTCTGAACTACTTCTCCAACATCAAGGTCATGGATGATACTTTCAGATTCGGTAACAAGAACAGCAATCCAGTAGATAACTCGCATAACAGGGTCTCAGTACAAGGCAGGCAGATAGCGCTGAATGAGAATCTCACTGTGACAATGGATGACAGGGAGAAGCAACAGGGCAAGAATGACAACTACATAGTTGAGACGATAACTCCCGTTTACGATGCCTCTGTGACATCCAACCAACAAGCAAGGAGAGTGGCGAGGAAGATGCTCAAGGCGAATAATGTACTGAGTGGTAGCATCTCATCACAAGGTCACCCACACCAATGGGACATACGACCCGGTGATGTTGTGTACTTCGGTGGTGAAAGGAGAATGGTATTAGGGGCCACTCACTCTGCTCTCAATGGTACTAGCAACTTCACATTCCTTAGCGATGATGCAGGCCTCGATAGTGTGCTACAAGGGATACTTGAAGGCGGTATCACGGAAGCCTCGACCACGAATGCGGATACGACTGGGCAAATCACAGAGGAGAACTTCTCCTTCTTCTCGGACATGGAGGTGAGGGTGATACCCATCATCAATATCAGATACGTATCAGCAGGTGGGTATCTCATTGGTAGGAATGCGAGTAGAGGGCAGATTGGTGGCTCCTACAAGACGATTGGACTAAATAAGGACCCAATGATTTCAATACGAGGTGAGATGTGATGCCAGCAAGCGACCAGTTGAAGAGGCTCATGGTTGAGACAATCGCTGATAACATCAACGAGATGGTAATAGGCTTCGATGGTACACCTGCTACCTCTTCCGATGGGGCTGCTGGAAGGCCTGCTATCACCGTCACACCGAGCGTGAAGATACTGGATAACGCAACACTTCTTGTTGAAGGCACTCTTACAACCGCTGATTCATTCGATGAATCTTTGAAGGAAGTTCATGTGCAACTACGTGGAACATCAGGTTTCACACCAATAACACGCCATGTATTCCGTCCGATAACTAAGAGCAGCACGAATGAACTAATAGTACAATTGATAATAGAGGTAAGATAATGGCAAACCCGCTACACGAACATATGAAGATACTGACTGATGGGGACTTCCTCCTGTCCCCGTCCCTCACGAACATCTACGAGGGACTGCATGGCAATGGAATAATGCTGTTGGAGGATGGTGCTACGAGCGTTTCCGGCATAAGGAACACCCCAGCGTCACTACCGGGATACTGCAAGAAGAAGAGCGGTGCGAATGGGGATATAAACATCCTGAGGGTGAGGAGTGGTGTCGCTGTAATCGACGGCATGCTAGTGGACTTCGGTGGTGGTTACAACAGCAATGCACCACAGGACTTTGACATAGAACTCAAGCAAAGTACGATAGAAGCGAGTAATACCGCATTGACAACCGGCCAATCCTGTTTGCTCGTGGTATACGTATGCACAGATGGGTCGAACACCGTCAAGCACATCAAGATAGAGATGGGGTCCGCTATCTCCAGCGGCTTCCCTGTGACACCAGAGGCATTCCTCTCTGACCCCGATAGTGATTTCTCATCCGAGCAATCCACTGTCCTAGCAGTGGTCAAGTGTGTATACGAAGCGAGCAATGGCACGAACAACGACCTGAAACTAGCCATCTCAGAGGTGTACAACATGACGACGTACATCAAGAGCAGTTCACCGATATACCTAGCGCCTATGACCAAGGACGTAGTAGGGACCTACACCAATGCCATCAACGGCCATGCTGACATGGATGGGATGCACGGTGGGGGCGACGAGACAGGCTCACTGAGTGGTACCCCATTCGACGCATTATGGGTAAGCAAGAGCGCTGCCGGGGATTCCATACTGCTATACAGCGGTGACCAAGATAGCCAAAAGCGAACATGGAGACTGGGTCCAGACATACCCACGTCATACGCAGGTGGCTCTGACCAGACGTTCAAGTTCGATGGTGCGAATATCTTCCACATGACTCCTACTCAGAGCATCGAACTCAATCCAGTGGGTTCCTTCCCTAGAGGTCACATGATATTCATCTACAACTTCAGCGGTCACATCATCAAGTTCAATGAGACCAATGATACAAACAGCGGTACCGCCAAGTTCGATATCTCTGCTAACACATCATTCATCTGCACATATGATGGCTCTGTCTGGAAGAAGACGTTCGTATCGAGCAACGTCACGAGCACGGCTCACGGTGATGCGTATCGAATTCAAATCAGCAACGGGTCTGGTAGTCACACATCCGATGCCGGGCTGACGTACAATGCTGGGACGGACATCCTCACAGTCACAGGCAAGGCAGCGATAAGCGGACTCATCCAAGACCCAACGGGTCTGGAACTGACAGCAACGGGGGCCAATCCCGGTAGCACAGCAGGAGATACGCTGTGGCTCAACAGCGGAGACAGCAACAGGCTCTATCAAGGCGCGACCAAGATATTGCGAGACGGCGATGCAGCGGGTGCAACCACAATCGTCGGTCTGACTGACACACCAGCCAATTTCACTGGGCATGGGGCGAAGATTGTCGCAGTGGATGGTAGCGCTGGTGGTAATGGGACGGCAGTGGAGTTCCGCAACCTAGCAGCAACTGACATACCCGCTGCTCTGACTAGCACCACGAGCATAGGACCGCCAAGTGGTACCCTGACCGTAAGTGACGACCTCACAATCACTGGTGACTTGATAGTGAGCGGAGGTACTACCACTCTGAATGTCAGTGACCTACAAGTCGAGGACCTGCACATCGTCATAGCGAAGGGCGGCAACGACTCGGCCACCGATGGCGCGGGCATCATAGTCGATTCATCGGATGGTGACAAGAGCATACTTTGGGCGAACAGTGGCACTTCGACCCTAGAGGGGTTCAAAGTGAACCAGCACTGGTTGCCTAGCGCTGACAGCACTCTGAACCTAGGAGAGAGCAGCGCCCCTCTCAGATGGGCCAACGTGTATGCGAACAATCTCGATACAGGCACGTTAGTGGGTAGTGGGGATGTCACGATAGACACTAATACACTCAAGGTGGATGTGTCGGAGAACGCGGTTGGCATCAACCAAGCGACCCCACTAGCGCCTCTGCACATCGCGGATGGGGTGGGCTTCGGCTATGCGAGTGGTAGCAGTCCAGATAGTGCGAATACCGCTGTGGACATTTCGCTGTTCCCACACGCTAACTTCAGAGGGGCTAAGTTGCTCATCTCGATAGAGAACAGCACAGATAGCGATTACGAGGCGCACGAGATTGTGATAACGCACAACGGGTCCACGGCCTACACCTCCAGCGCATACGCGCAAGTCAAGGACGCCAGTCAAACCCTATGCACTGTGGTAGGGGTGCTATCGGGTAGCAACATAGTCTGTAGAATCACACCGGGCGTGAATAGCAAGGCCTACAGTTTTGGAATATCGTGGCAAGCAATAAAGAAACTAACATGAGGTGATTGAATGGCCGAGCAGGACTTCCGTGTACAGAAGGGCATAGTCGTTGGTAATGGGGACGTCACTGTCCCATCCGACCACAGCGTCTTCGCTGGAATCTTCGACACAAACGTGGCTGCTGCTGGTGTGACGCTCACAGGCATCACGTTAGCGGCAGACGGCTCTGACTCTAACATAGACGTCAATGTCAATCCAAAGGGCACTGGGGCGCTCGTCGTTAGTAAAGTCTCTATCGGTGGTGGTGACATCTCTGGTACTACGATAAACGGCAGTACCATAGGTGCGACCACAGCAGTCACCTCGGTCAAAACGAACTCGATGCAACTGCTTAGCAATACGAACAAAGTGACCACGGTTACGGGTCATGCGGCTGCACAGGATAGCATCACATACCAATTGCCCGACGACCACCCTGCTTCTACTGGCTATGTCCTTTCATCAACCACTGGCGGTGTGATGTCGTGGGTGGACCGTAGTGCTAGTTCTGGTACGATAACTGCACTGAATGACCATTCGGGCAACGGAAATAGCCTCATAACAATAAATGGCAGTACGACGACTGAGTTGGATGTTGAGGCTACCGCTACGTACGATGGGCAGACGCTTCACATCAATACCGCCACTGACAACACGCCTGCTCAATTGCTACTGGAGCATAGTTACAATGACGTTGCAGGCACTAATTTCATGTTCAGACTCGACAAGGGCGCTGCTGGAGCAGCCAACGATGTTCTAGGGAACATAAAATGGCAAGGCGATGATGCCGACCAGAACCAGACCGATTACGCTCTAATCAAAGGAGACGTCGTTGCCGCCACCGCTGGTTCGGAAGAGGGTAGGCTGACAGTGCAACTCGCGCAGACCAGCAACGGCGCTTTGGCAGATGTGCTAGTATTGACTGGTGGTGACGAGACTGACGGCACTTCATCCAAGGTGCTAATCAAAGGAGACTTGCAGGTCGATGGTGATACCACCACAGTGAACACAGCCACCTTGGAAGTAGAGGACTTGAACATCACCGTAGCGAAAGGTGCGGCTGATTCCAGTGCGGCTGACGGTGCCGGTCTGACGGTTGCTGGTGCTTCTGCCACCCTCAACTATTCTCATTCCGGCACAAAGTGGACCATGAACAAGCCGCTAGACATAACAGGCGCTCTCACCGCCGACACATCACTGACACTTGACGGTGTGACGATATCAACTGCTGAGATTGGTGTCTTGGATGGCGTCACACCCGGCACTGTGACTGCAAGCAAGGCATTGGTGGTAGACGGGAGCAAGGACATCGGAACGCTTGGTACTGTGACAGCCGCGACCTTGACTGCGACTACTGCCCTTACCGCACCTTCTCTATCTGTAGACTCAGTAGCAGTCCTAGATACATCATCAGCAAATGGGACATCCTTCTCCGGCTCTGCTGTGGACTTAGCAACATATGCCTTTGCCACATACAGGACGGTGAAGTTCGTCGGACACATAGTGGATGATAGCACCCACGAGACTGATGCGTTTGAGATTCTCGTGACGTATGACGGGGCAAGTGGTCCGGGTGCTACTAGCGATGTACACATGACGACGTATGCTTACATCAGTTCAAACGATACCCCAATGGGTACTTTTGCAGCGGTCAAGAGTGGAAGCAATGTCGCACTTCAATTTACAAACACGGTAATGAACTTCACTGGGTCTTACGCAGTGACAACGACTCAATTAATCAAGACATGATGGATAGTGAAATTATGGTGAGGGAATGGCAGAAAAGAATTTCAGGGTAAGAAAGGGGCTGACCGTCGATGGTACTGGTGATTCCAGTATTGCTGGT